TTTCATGATATTAAGTTTAAATCGTTGTGGCAATATTGCCGTGTTATTTATAATGTAAAGATACAACAGGAATTTTATATTTCCAAATTTTTTTACAATTATTTTTAGTTTTATACCTAATTTAAAATGAGTTTAAATAAGAAAAGGGTTAGAAATTTCTCCCTAACCCTTTGGATACCAATTAAGTATCCCTACTTAATCAATATCTCCGTTGACTTTATCCTACTTCTTGGATTTGTTGATTTTATGAAAGTTTTTGGTTTTCATAGAGTTTGGGTTTTGTGCACGGCTTAATTTGCCTGCTGGTTAAATAATTCTTATACCTTTTGTAACAGTTCTTTAACTTCATCAAATGCAAGACTAATCTCTCCACTGTCATAACCGAATTCAATCAGCTTTTTTCGCAAAGATGCCTGTAAACAATTTTTCCGGTACTCTTTTCCGCCGACACCCCGTAACGCTAATTTAATTAATACTTTTGTCAGACCTGTGCAAGAGTTATACAATGATTCAAGAAAATCATTTAGATTGTTTTCCAAGGTGGGAAGATTAACATCCGTCATTTCCGTCGTATTACCTAAATATTGTTGCTCCTTAACACAATAGATTTGTAAGGTATTATAAATAGCCCGGTAGGCATACGTTGTGAATTTAGCACCTTTATCTGACTTGAAATAAGATCGTGCCTTGAAATAGCCATAACAAGCTTCAGCGTACATTTCCTCAAATTCAATTGTACCATTATTTTTCTTGTAAAAGTACCACGACAATGAATTTATCATGTCAAATTGCGTTGCTTCGTTTTTTCTTCGCATAATAATTTATCTTTAAATTTATTTTTAAACTATTTAATTTTGTGCCCGCCTGCGGTTAAAATTAATAAATAAATTAACGTTTTGCATCTGTTAAATCAGCATCTTTTAAATCAGCATCTTTTAAATCAGCATATTGTAAATCAGCATATCTTAAATCGGCATCTATTAAATCAGCACCTGTTAAATTAGCACCTTTTAAATTAGTGAGTTTTAAATTAGCACCTGATAAATTAGCATCACTTAAATTGGCATATCTTAAATCGGCATCATTTAAATCAATACCTCTTAAATTAGTGCCTATTAACTTAGTATCCCGTAAATCAGCATCGCTTAAATCAGCACCTGTTAAATTAGCACCTTTTAAATTAGCACCACGTAAATCAGCACCACGTAAATCAACATCACGTAAATTAGCACCTATTAAATCAGCAGGTGCACCAGTTGATTTATCCTGTAACCAAAGTTCGTGATTTTCCAAAATTTGTTTTAATTCTGATGTTTTCATAATTTTATCCTTTAATCGTTGTGGCAATATTGCCTCTTTGTTTTATATTGTGCCCATATACGGAATCGAGCCGACAACGCCTATTATTTCAGCGCCTTGCCATTTTTACAGGCATGTGCGGGTCTTATGGCTGCCCGCTGGTTAATTACTTATTTTTTATAAATCTCCATTGTCCGCAAAAGCAACCCTGGCATTAACTGCCTTAACAGCAGCAGCATCAAAAGCAACCCTGGCATTAACTGCCTTAACAGCAGCAGCATCAACAGCAGCATTGGCATTAAGATAAGCTACCTTGGCATTAACCGCAGCCATTGCAGCAGCATGAGCGGCAGCATAAGCAACCTTGGCATTATGAGCATCCCTAACAGAAACAACGTCAGCAACAGTATAATCAGCCGCATCAGCTTCAGCGATAGCATAATCCTCAGCAGCCTTAGCGGCAGTATAATTACCAACAGCTTGCTGTAAGATGCTCAATTTTTCAATTAAGATTTCATTTGTCTCTTTTACCAGTTCTTCGTAACTTTTTAAGTTTTTCATAATATTTATTTTTTAATTGTTTAGGCAATATTGTCGTTTGTTTATAATACAAATATACAACAGGAATTTTATAGTTCCAAATTTTTTTACAATTATTTTTAGTTTTATACCTAATTTAAAATGATTTTAAATAAGAAAATAAGGAAATCCGTATAATAAATTATGGATATAATTTCTCTATACCAAGAAAATGGAATTGATTACCGCACTGAAAATCACAAGCATAGCCGGGACGGTTGGGTCAATGTTCCCTGTCCTTTTTGTACGGGAAACCCCGGATATCACTTAGGTTACAATTTAGACAATAACTTTTATGTCTGTTGGCGTTGTGGTTCACATAGTGTATATCAAACGCTCAAAACCTTAATTCCTGATAAAGACCCGAACTCCTTAATGACAATATACGGAGGAATTTATCAGAAAAAAAGAACCAAAGAACCAAAGATAAACTTAAAGCCTTTTAAATTCCCATCTAATACAAATGATTTGGAACCCAGGCATTTTAAATATCTTGAGAACCGGGGATTTGATGCGGAAAAAATTGTAAACTCTTATCAGATACAAGGTACAGGAATTCTTTCAAAATTAGATGGGATAAATTACAAGAGCAGGATCATTATCCCTGTAATGTGGGAAGGTAGGATAATTAGTTTTATTTCCCGTGATATTACTAATCGGCATCCATTAAAATACCTTGCCTGTCCTGAGGAACGAGAAGTAATAAATCACAAGCGTATATTATATGGTGTACATAAACTGAAATCTAATAGCTGTTTTGTCGTTGAAGGGGTAACGGATGTTTGGCGATTCTTTGAAAACAGTGTGGCAACGTTTGGAATTAAATATAAGCCTGCCCAGTTACGTCAATTGAAGAAACTTGATAAGCGATTAATAATAGCATTTGACCCAGACCCTCAGGCAATACTACAAGCAAGAAAATTAACCGCCGATTTACAATTTAGAGGAGTAGATGTGATAAACATATCAGAAGAAATAAATTGTGATCCCGGGGATTTATCTCAGTCAGAAGCTGATTACATGATTAAATATTATATAAATTAAAAGTGAAAATAAAATGAAAAACGAAAATTATTTAGATGAAAAATGTCCCAGGTGTGGTAGTATGAAGACACAGAAACAAGGTGTGACGGTTTACATCTTAATGGGAATTTCCTTATTTGGGCTTGCCGTGGTGCTAATCTGGTTACCTATTTTATCCCTTTTAATCGCGATTTGTGGATTATTCTTTCTTGTCACGGCTCCCGCTCATAGCAAGGAATGGAAGTGTTTATCTTGTGACCATAATTGGAAGCCAAAAAAATAAATTTGGAAGTTTAATTTATTTTAATTATTTTTGCAGCGTAAAGAAAATGATAATACCCCCACAAGACATATTACGATAGAACTTTTTGAAAGGGTTTATGGGAGTAACCGACGTGGGGGCGGAGAAACCATAAACCCTTTTTATTTTTTAATTAATTAACAGGATTAGTATGATTTATGGAAATAAGATTTTCTCGACATCAAGTTTCACAATTAAAAATGTACATTTAGCGAAAAGTTTTGGGCATGCTGAGGCTTGTCTTTTACCTTATCTTGTATCATTACAAGAAAGATATACACAGGATTCTGAAGATACAATGAATTACTTTTATTGCACACAACAAATGATGGAAGATGGTACAGGGTATTCTACGTTTCAGCAAAGAAAAGCAATTAAAGTCCTGGAAAACTTAAATATCCTATATACCCAGATACAAGGTATTCCTGCGAAGAGATATTTTTGGATTGACGAGGCTGCGTTGTTATTTTATACACTTCAAAATGTGGAGAAAAATAAGGATTCTTTGGAAAATATAGAATTTCGCTATTTCACTGAAAATGCAGAACAACTTTTGGGGCAAGAACTCTCTAAACTAACTAAGAAACAAGGGGTTAAGAAACTAAACAACTTGGATGAAGGTAGTGCATTACTAGATGTTAAGAAACTAAACAACTATAAGTTAAGAAACTGCACATCTAATATATATATAAGTAATATTAAAAAAAGTAATATTAAAAATAAAACTCCCGAAAAAGTTTCGGGAGAAACAGACACTGAAATTTCTAATAAAATCAAACCTTCCAATATTGAAAAATCTGCTAACCAAAAATCCATAGAAAGAAAAAATAAACGTTACCAAAAACTTTCCCAAAAATTAGCTGAAATAATTACCCAAAAGAAAAATATAAAAATAACACCTTCCAAAATAAAATCATGGGCTAATGATTTCCGCCTGCTCGAAGATAAAGAAGGGGTAGAATTTTCCCGTCAGAAAAAAGCCTTAAATTGGTATGCCGAGCATATCGGAGAAAAATTTGTTCCAGTAATTGAAAGCGGTTCCACTTTTCGAGATAAATTTCTTAAATTAGAAGCCGCTATTTCCCGTGACAATGAAACACCTGGTAATCCTTCCTTAGATTCCGGATTGGGAACATTAGCTGGGGGAAAGAAAAGAACATTACCCACGTATTTTAATCCATTTCAGAGGGAGAATGCCGTAGAGGGATATCCCTGGGCATTCAGAGATGAAAAGCAATACAGTAAGGTAGGTACTGAATGGAAGTTACAGACCCATCACAGATATGAATGGGATGCTGAATGTAAGAATAGTACTTTAATTTCGTTTTCAGTGTATAATAAGTCAGGAAAAGAAGTGTTCACAGGCCCCGATGAAGGTGATTTAACGATGGATGCTATAGAAAACTATTGGAATGAAGAATAAAAATAAAGAAGAACGTTGGTATAACGATAAGCGAGACAAGGTATTACGCAGGTACTTCACTCCCAGAATCCAAAGGGAATTACAGGGGTGCAAGGACAACGCTCAGGATATTATCAAAGACAATATGTATCTGTACGGGGCGGTTAATACAGGGAAAACGATACGTATTTGCAAAAAATTGCTTAATACTATTTTCGCAGATTACATGAAAGGTACCCCCAGAACCTATCGTTTTATCGATTTATCGGAAATGATTGCAGAAATTAAGCTGACATTTGATAGCCCAAATATGACGGAATGGCAGGTCATTAGGGAGTATGGTTTGTTTGATATTTTGGTTATTGATGATTTTATGGCACAACGAATCACACCATGGGTATATCAAACACTTTATATCATCATCAATAACAGATATGAGAATTTAAAACCTACGGGGTTTACCTCGAATCTTAGTATAGATGAATTGATTGAACAACTTCAAGATGAAAGAATTCCACGAAGGATTCAGAGTAAAATTAAACCTAATAAGGAAAACCGATTTTAAGGTGGGTTTAAGCGAGTTTATTTTTTAGACACATATACATACTAAAATCGTAATAAAATAGCACACACAAAAGAAAAACGGTATTTAATGCAAGAAATTCTAATAAAATGGAAAACGTAATTTACAAATCTTTACAAATGCAATATCACGTATGATTGAGCGACAAATAGTAATGGGATTAATTGTCAGTGATTTATACGTGAAATCCGTTCGGCATTCCTTACAATTACAGTATTTTGAATCTTCTATGGCAAGAATGCTGGCGGGCTGGTGCTTAGAATTCTATGATGAGTTTTATGAATCCCCTAAAGCACAGATACAGACGGTCTATGAGGAGAAACTTCGTCACAATAAAATACCTCCAGATATCGCAGAAGAGATTGAAGAGGAGATTCTCCCGGAGCTTAGTGAGGAATTTCTAAATGAAGGGATCCAGGATAAACCTTTGATACATAAGACATTTGATTGGATTAATGAAAGAGCATTAGCACTTCATACAGATAAGTTGAAGGATTTCTTAGATAAAGGAGAAATTGATAAGGCGCAGCTTGAGATAGATGCCTACAAGGTTCTTTCATCCCAAGAGGATTCATTATTCAATCCCTCAGATGAATTAGCCGCTGAAAAGGTATTAGAAGCCTTTAATGATAGTAATGAAATTGTCTTACGGTATCCGGGCAGGTTGGGTAAATTTTGGAATGATCAATTAATACGAGGTGGTTTGGTGGGAATTATGGCTCCAGAAAAGCGGGGTAAGACGTTTCTGTTATTAGATATGGCAATGCGGGGTATAAGACAGAAGAGAAATGTTATTCTATTTCAAGCTGGTGATATGACGGAGAAACAACAGATTCGTAGAGCCGGGATATACCTCACTAAGAACTCAGACAATGAGCGATATATAGGGGATTTGTTTATACCCATCAAAGATTGCATTCATAATCAGATGGATACTTGTGATAAGTCCCAAAGAGCCTGCAATTTCGGGGTATTTGATGACTTACCCGAGAATGAGATTCGTGAGATTTCCTTTGACGATTTGAAGGAAAGCTATATGTCGGAGAAGGATTACCTTGCCTGCTCCGATTGTAAAGATTACGAGCGTATGAGCGGAAAATGGGGTGTGCCGTGGCTTACTAAGATAAGGGTAAAAAATACACTACAAGCGGAAGAGGCAACAAAGGCATGGCAGAAATTCTTTGTTAAGCATAAGGGTTTCCGTATGAGTACACACCCAAACGGAACTCTGACTGTTTCTAAAATGATAAGTATATTAAATTCATTGGAGGTACAGGAGGATTGGAAGCCAGATATTATACTGGTTGATTATGCTGATTTGCTTACCGCTGATACCCAGGAATTTAGGCAGATGCAGAATTTAATATGGCAGGGATTGCGCAGGATGTCACAGGAATTTGATTCGTTGGTTGTGGCACCTACACAGACGAATGCCGCCGCTTATAAACAAGATACTTTGACGCTACAAAATTACAGTGAAGATAAAAGGAAATTTGCCCACGTCACAGCGATGTATGGGTTAAATCAAGATGCAGCAGGCAGGGAGAAGAAAATAGGATTACTAAGGATAAATGAGCTAATAAAACGTGAAGGGGGATATGACATTGGACAGCAAGTTCATGTATTACAACGATTAGAAATAGGAAGACCCTATTTAGGCAGTTTCTAACCCCTTTTCTTATTTAAACTCATTTTAAATTAGCTATAAAATTAAAAATAAGTGTAAAAAAATTTGGAAATATAAAATCCCCGTTGTATCTTTACATTATAAATAACACGGCAATATTGCCAAAACTTTTAAAAACAAAATATCATGAAAAACTTAAAAGAAAGAATAGAGAGATTAGAACAACTGAAACAAGCCGCTGATTATTTCGTGTATGCCACGAAGGAGCAGATTGATGCTAATACAGCTTATAATGAGGCTAAGGAAGCTGGTGCTGATGATTATACATATGCCACGAAGGCTGAGTTTGTTGCTGATAAAGTTTACAAAGCTTCTTACCAAGCCCTTCTTGAGTATAAAGTGGAGGTTATAGCTTTGGATGCTGAATATGGAGCTATTGGTGTTGAAGCCTATCGCACACTATTAAATAAAAAATAATTAACCCGCAGGCAAAATAAGTCCTGCACAAAACAAACTATATTATGAAGAAAATAATTTTAGTCAATAACAACAACCAAGAGACGGAATTTGTGTTAAGGGAGCAAGAATTAGAAACACAGTTTCTTGAGCTTCCGGAGCTTAGTGATAGTATTGGGCTGGCGCTGGTGAATATTGATGATTTGATCCTGGGTGAGCATTTTCAATACAAAGTTGGAGAAAATATTAAATTCGATAAAAGGTACATTAAAGAAATATGTTTATGAAAAATCAAGAACCAAAAAACGTCCAAGAAAAATTAATCTGGAGCGTTGCCCATTCCTTCGCGAAAAAAAATAACCACGTCTGCTTAGATGATTTATATGGGCAAGCTGCCTTAGCTTATGCGGAGGCAAGTGAAAAATTTAATCCTGATAAAGGGAATTATTTCAGTACCTTCATTGTTTGTGCGATGAGGAATGCTCTTATAAACTATTGTAAGAAGGAAACCCGATATATGAGTATGTTTTATGGTGAATTGCTTGATGAAGATGCTCGAAGTGAAATAGAGCCCGTGGCTGATGAAAATCTTAGTCCTGATTTTTTAGAATCTTTGTGGGGGGAATTTGCGGGCGCTTCTAAGAGTATGATAAAACTGGTACTAAGGGGTACCGGAAGTAAATCACGTCGTATCCCAACCGTCAAGGCATCCATAAGACAAAAGATGTTAGAATACGGTTATAGTCGGGAGGAGATACTGCAATGCTATGCTGAAATAGGTGATTTTCTCAGGTAAGATTGTTTTGAACTAAAAATTAAAATATCATGAAAACTAAAGAAATTAAGAAATTAGAATTGTCCCTTGAAAACAAGGAGAAATCTATCCAGGCACTAATTGTAACAAGTAATGAGTATCGGGTCGAAATTATGGCACTTGAAAAGCACTTGAAAAGGTTAAGGAATCCTAAGAAGAAATTAAGTTTTCCTATTTTAAATTCGTTGTGTGAAACCTATCAATTTGAGAAAGTAGAGGATTGTATGGAAGATACACCTTATATGGTATGGAAGAAATCATTAGATGAGGGTTATTTGATATTTGAAATTCAAAGGATTCCCAAAATTCAGGACATTGCCTTTCTTATTTCCATAAAAAGGGAAAGTACTACCAGGAAGAAAAGTCCTTTACCTTCCTTACCTATTACAATAGTAACGGTTCAGGATTTCCATAGTCTTATACGGTTCCTAAACCCCGATAAATTGTATAATAAATAAAGATAGATATTATGATAAAAATAAAAGAAACAGGCAAAAAATATTTACTTTGCGGTGAGAAAATGGAAGTACTTGGCTTGAGAGAATCAAAGCCTAGTATAATTGTATTACAACCTTGTGAAAATCAAACTATGTTCAGAGCGTACCCCGACACAGCACAGGCAGAAGATAAGGATATGATTCCGGGTTGCGTAGGTTTTCTTTACGATCAGTTGGCTGAATATAAAGAAATTAAAGAATGATACAAGGCGTTAGATTAAACAATTTTCAAAATCATGAGGATACGGAGATGACCTTCACACCAGGGGTTAATATCCTTATTGGAAAATCTGATAGTGGTAAGAGTGCTGTGATACGTGCTATGCGGTGGGTGATAGATAACAAACCGCAAGGCGATGGTTTTCGCAGTCACTGGGGAGGTGATACTTCCGTCACATTGCAAGTAGAAGATACCCAAGTTACACGGGTGCGAACGGCGTCAAAAAACGAATACCATTTAAAAAATATGGTATTTAAGGCGATGGGTAATAGTATCCCGGATGAGGTGAATGATCTAATCTGTATGGATGCAGTTAATTCTCAATTTCAAATAGATTTACCGTTTTTATTCTCGGAAAGTCCGGGAGAGGTTGCCCGCTATTTTAACCGGATTGCGGGGCTTGCTAAAATTGATTCTTCATTAAAAGAAGTCCAATCCCGGATCAATACTGAGAATAGAAAAGTAACACACTTAACAGAGGATTTAGAATCCCAAGAATTGGAAATTAAAAAATACGATAATCTACCCACCTTACAAGCATTTTATGAGAAATTACTTTCTAAAGGTGAAAAAAACGAAAGGTTATCAAATAAGATACAAGGAATCTCCACCACCATCACAGAAATTACAACCGTACAAACAAACCTCAGTAGGTTGCCGGATACAAAGAAATTAAACACCTTGTATGCCCCATTATCTGAAAAGATGAAAGAAAAAAAGGAGATAGTAAACAAAATTAATACAGTAGAATCACAGATAACTGAATTAAGGGGTGTAAGAGCTGATATTACGCAGGCAAATAAATTAATAAGTAAAGATACTAAGGTTACAGAATTATTGCAGAAAACAACGGAAATCAAGCAAAAAACGGAAGAAATAGATTCCTTATCGGATATTATTTCTGATATTGTAGAAATACGGGAAAGAATAGAAACCGGGAAAATGTATAATAAAGCATTGAGGGATGATTATACGGAATTAATGCCGGATGTTTGTCCTCTCTGTGGAACGGAAATTAGGCACAAAAAGTAAATATAATAAAAAATGAAAAAAAGCGTAGATGCCATATTATTAGGAGATATCCACCTTCGATTAACACAACCTTTGGCACGGAAGGATGATTTTGCAGCCGCACAATGGAAGAAATTGGATGCTGTTAAATCTTTACAGGAAAAGCATAATTGTCCTGTTATATGTTCCGGAGATTTGTTTGATAATTGGAAGCCTTCCCCAGAGCTTATCGCAAAGGCCATAGAACACCTACCAGCACAATTTTACACGGTATATGGGAATCATGATTTACCACAGCATAATTTTGAACTAAATTACAAATCTGGTATCTACGTATTAGAAAAGGCTGCTGCATTAACAGTTCTTTCAGGAACGCATTGGGAACAGGAAGATAATATTTATATCAAATTCCCTTTTCATGGCACACCTACAAAGACAATACTTGTGAAGCATGTAGGAACATATAAGGTGAAAGCGCCATATCCCGGTTGCCCTGATAAGCCCGGTAGAGCCTTGATAAGAAAACATCCTGTTGATTTAATTCTTACGGGGCATAATCATATCCCATTTACGGAGAAATTAGGAGATAGATTATTAGTCAATCCGGGGTGTATAACTAGGCAGGAAGCGGATCAGAAAGAGTATAAACCAGCCGTTTGGTTGTGGAATGCTGAGGAGAATACAGTAGAACCGTACTATCTACCTATCGATAAGGATGTTATCTCTGATGAGCACATTGTGCAAAAGAATGCGCGAAATAAAAGACTGGAAGCCTTCATATCTTCTGTAGATACAGACTTTGAAGGCTGGCTGACATTTGATGATAATATTGAAAGATTTTTTGCCGAAAATAATACCAAAAAAGAAGTAAAAGAAATTATTAATTCATTAATTCATTAACACTATGTCTGACGAAAAGAAATTACTGCAATTAAAAACTGATATTGAAGCTGCGGAAAGTAAACTAAACCGCCTACAAGGTAAGGAGGAATTCTTAGTTTCACAATTGAAAGAAAACTATAAGTGTAACACTACGCAGGAGGCGGAAGAAATTGTGAAAAAATGGGAAAAGAAAAAAGATAAAATCGAAGAGGAATTAACAGACGGGATTGAAGAACTTGAAAAATTAATGGGTGATGACAATTAAGGAAATTGGGCAGAAATTATCTGTACGCCAAGGGAGGAAAGAGGGTGTTTTAGACAATATACAGGGAACTAAGAAGGACATCACTGTAAGAAAAGAAACCCTAACCTATCTAGAGGAGGCACGGGAGATTATTAAATTAGTAGGGATTAAAACTCAAGATCAATTGGAGTACCATATTTCTGATATTACATCACTTGCCTTAGATAGTGTCTTTTCAAACCCATATCGATTAAATGTTAATTTCGTGGAACGTAGAAATAAGACCGAATGCGATTTGACTTTTGAAAGAAATGGAAAGGAAATCGACCCCCTAGACAGTGCGGGTTACGGTGCGGTGGACGTCGCTGCATTTGCCCTCCGGGTTGCTTGCTGGAGTTTGCAGGCAAAACGAATGAAATTACGTAATACAATTGTCTTAGATGAACCTTTCCGGTTTCTTAGCGTAGATTATCGGGAGGATGCCTCCGCTATGCTTAAAGAAGTCAGTGATAAATTAGGCATACAATTCCTAATCGTAACTCATGATTCCGTCCTATCAAAATGGGCAGATAATACGATTAAGATTTCAAAGAACGGCAAAAAAGCTATAATAAATGAAGTTTGATATCCCACACACCTTAGAAATTATTTGTGCCATAACAAACACCCAGGTAACCATTAGAGACATACATAAGAGATACCCATATTTTCATAAATTTCAGAAATGGAATGTGTCTTTATTATATTTTTTTTCAGACAAATACACAACATACAGTAAGCGGCAGATTTGTTCTTTTTTATTACAAAATGAATCCGCAATGTACAACCATTTAACGAAGATTAAAAAAGAAATCGACCCTATTAAAATGAATCAGATACGATTGATAGATAATGCTTTTCAAATGCTGGAGAAAAGTACAGGCAGTAAGAAAATTATTACACCAGGCTATAACTGGTATATTGCTCGCCACCATTCTTGTACGGAATTAATACGGGAGCGATTTAGGGAAGAAATAATTCATGTATGTATGTATGACGTTGGGGGTGTTACGGTAGATATACGAGTTCCAGATACACAAATTAGCCTCCGGATAAATGATAAGGTGTATTCAAGTTTTCTTTCCATTTCGGAGAAAGACGTGAACGATATTTGTCTTCGGAAATTCAACACATGTTTCGCAGACGTGATTAAATTGTATAATAACAAGAACATTGTTTAATTTTTAAAATTTTTGAAACTCTGAAATCGATGCGAGCAAAATTAAGAACCGCAGGTATTGTTAAGACAAAACAAGGAAATGAAATTATTAAGATATCATTTCCTTACCGTGAACAAGATGTGATTCTTGTACGACAATTATCAGGTAGGAAATATTCCAAAATAGGAACATTTTGGACCTGCCCAGTTTTGCTTGAAAATATAAAAAAATTAAAACAGAAAGGCTTCCATCTTGATAAGAAATTGACGGAAATTGTACAATCCAGAACAATAAAAAAAGCAGAAATAAAACCCATTACAAATATTCCAGGAATCAAAACTACGCTATACCCGTACCAAGCAGATGGTATTGGTTATACGGAACAGAAAAATGGAAGGGTATTAATAGCTGATGAAATGGGTTTGGGAAAAACCTTACAAGCCCTCGCGTACATACAACTTCACCCTGAATTGCGCCCCATATTAATCGTCTGCCCGGCGACATTGAAATACAACTGGGCTCAGGAAATTGATACACATTGTACCGGAATTTCATATCAAATATTGGACGGGAGAACCCCGGGCAGAACCGCCATAACCGAACCCGTTTTGATTATTAATTACGATATTCTTGAAGCTTGGTATGATCGTTTATTATCATTAGATTTTAAATTAATGATATGTGATGAGGCGCATTATATTAAAAATTCAAAAGCAAAACGGACAAAGGCGGCATTGAAATTAGGTAAACAAATTCCGCATGTAATTGGCTTAACAGGGACAGCTATTGAAAATCGACCTATTGAAATTTATAATATTGTAAAATTAATCGCCCCGGAGGTGATTGCCTCACGGTGGGAATTTGCCCGCAGATATTGCGATTTGAAACACAACGGATTTGGTTGGGACAATTCCGGAGCGTCTAATATACCAGAACTGCATGATAAACTATCGGAAACCCTTATGATTCGTCGTTTGAAAAAAGACGTATTAAAGGACTTGCCGGATAAGCAATTTTCATTCCTACAATTTGAGTTAGATAATCGTGCGGAGTATGAGGAAGTAAAAAAAGACTTCTTGACCTATGCCTTACGTATGTATGAACAGGGACTTTTGAAAATTAATGATGAGACAAAAAAGGAATTAACGAAGAAGCTCAAATCAGCGGGTATTTCGGCAGAAAATATTTCTGGTGGTATTACTACTGAAGAGCTTGAATATTTAAAATTAGAGAAGGAAGAACGCCTCTCCGCAGCTGGGCACTTAACACAGATAGAAATTTTAAAACAGGTGGCAGCAACGGGCAAATTAAAGGCAGCCTTTCAATGGATTAGGGATTTCTTAGAAACAACGGATGAAAAGTTGATAATTTTTGCGACCCATAAAAAAGTTATTTCCGAGGTGATGAAAGAATTTGGTACCAATATAGCGGTTAAGATAGATGGTAGTAGTGCGCAAAACAAAAGACAGGGGATTGTTCAGCGATTTCAAGAAGATAAACGAATCCGCATCTTTGTAGGAAATTATAAGGCGGCGGGGGTGGGAATTACATTAACAGCGGCATCCAATGTCTTATTATTAGAATACCCTTGGACACCGGGAGAATTAGCGCAGGCAATAGATCGGGCGCATAGGATAGGGCAGAAAAATGCGGTCAATGTATATTACGCCATTGCTAGGCAAACGATTGAGGAAAAACTTGTTAGAATGCTGGATAAGAAGATGAAAATCGTTTCCGGGGTTTTAGACGGAAAAGGAATGGAGGAATCTTCCCAATTAGATTCGATTATTCAAATGCTTTCCTCATGATTTACGATAGTGGTTTCCAAGGGGGTTAGGAAGAAATTTCTACCCCTTTTCTTATTTAAACTCATTTTAAATTAGCTATAAAATTAAAAATAAGTGTAAAAAAGTTTGGAAATATAAAATTACCGTTGTATATTTGTATTATAAATAACACGGCAATATTGCCACAACGATTTTAAAAATAGATATTATGAAAACGCAAATGACAAAAGAATACAAGTTAATCCCGATTAAAGGAAAAGAAATAGAAACCATTAAAATAGATTCCTCAAAGGCATCATATGATTTTGTAAAGGAATTTTACAATGAAGATATTGAAATTTACGAATCGGCATTTATCCTGATGCTTAATCGAGCAAATAAAACTATCGGATGGGTTAAAATATCTTCCGGAGGGATTGCAGGCACAGTAATCGATGTTAAACTAATAGCCCGGTATGCTATCTCTAATTTGGTTTCGAGCGTTATTT